CAACCGAAGAAGCCAAAATGATTTTAGACCTACCCACGTTGGGAGTCTTTAGCATGACGACAGGAGTCACACCGTGAAGCAACTCAACACCGAATCAACCGTAATATTTCAAGAGCGCGAAGACAGCGCCGGCGACATTGTCGGAAGTGGACACGGTATGGCCGTACCTTACGGAACCGAAACAATGATAGGCGGAGTACGGGAATCATTTAGCCCAGGCTCATTCGATATCGAAAACGTGATAGGCAAACCACTTGCCTACCGTCACGGCGAACCCGTAGGAATCATTACCGGGGCAGAAAACCGGGAAGACGGCCTATTTATCGACTTTGATATTGTCGACACAACACTAGGACGCGACGCCGCAGTACTAGCGCGAACCAACACCATTAAAGGTTTATCGGTCGGTTTTAACCCGCTTAAATCCGTGATGAACAAAACTCGTGACGCTATCCAACATACAGCCGCGAACCTTTTAGAAGTTTCGCTAACCCCATACCCTGCATACTCCACCGCCGGAGTGAGCAGTATTCGAGAAGAAGAAGGAGAAACAATGTCCGAGACAATGGACTCGACCGAATTAGTCTCGGTCGATAACGAAGCCCGCGAAGCCGTAAAAAGCCTACGGGAAGAAATGAGCAACATTCACAGTCGAGTGTTTGCAAACGAAACACCACAACACCCACTCGCGAAATACCGTTCACTCGGTGAGTACCGCATCGCAGTAGGTAACGGCGAAATTGAACAACGCGCCCTATTCGATCAGATTACTACCGATAACCCCGGAGTATTCCCGCCCGTTTGGATGCAACAGGTACGCGGCATTTTTGATCTTGGCCGTCCAACCATTAACGCGTTTGGTATCGAATCCGCAGGCGCTACCGGCATGACTTTCAACTGGCCTTACTGGTCAGGTGACCTTGCTGACATTGTGGCCGAGCAGGTAGACGAAAAGGACGAAGTTAACTCCGTCCAAATTTCACTACTCAAGGGCACCGCAAACTTGAAAACGTACGCGGCAGGTTCCGACATTTCTTACCAGTTGCTACAACGGTCGAGCCCTTCCTATGTCGACTCGCATACCCGGATTATGCTTAACTCATACACGCAGGTTACAGACATTGCTTTTGTCGCCGCCGTGTATGGGGCTCGCACTCCGCTTAACTACGTCATTGGGTCAGACTCGGACGGTTCAGCGTTCCGCGAAGCCGTCTTTGCCGCTTCGGTTGACGTTCAGACCGCTACCGGAATGCCCGCGGAGTTTGTCCTCGTTTCCCCTGACGTCTACAAGACGATCGGTGGTTGGTCGACATTCTTCCCAAGCAACTACGGAACATTCAACGTGTCAGGTACGGCAACCGCCGCTAATCTCACCGTTAACGTTTCAGGGCTACCCGTGATCCTCGACCGCAACATTGGCGGAAACGCAATTCTTGTTTCCAACCGTGAAGCCGCTAAATGGATCGAATCAGGCCCAAGCCTCGCAACGTCCGAAAACGTGGCACAACTTGGCCGCGACGTATCCGTATATGGTTATGGCGCGTCTATGATCGTATCCGGTGCGGGCATTGTCGGTCTTGAAACCGTAACCCCATAAGTAGATAGGTAGCCGATTAGCATGGCATTAGTCGACGGTCAAGAATTGGCCGATAACTTGGATATCGAATACGACGTAGCCTCCGCGCCCGTACTCGATCAAGTTGCCGACGCCGCCTCTTTGTTGATCGGCTACCTAATTACCCCAGCCGCGCTACTAGCAGAACCGGCCCCCACAAAGGAAGCCGCCATGTCGGTAGCCGTCGAGATGTTCCAAGCCCGGTCTAGTGCCGGGGGCGAAGCAATCTCGGTCGACTTCACGCCGGGGCCATATCGTTTGTCGGTATGGCTCACACGTCGAGTTATGGGCGTCTTAGCTCCTTACCTCGACATGAAGGGTGTAATCGGGTGAGCCTAGCCACGGAAAGCCGCGAAACAATTATTACCGCGTTATCAGGTAACGGGTACAAGGTCTATGACACAGTACCCGCCACACCTATAACGCCTTCGGTAGTGTGCGTTCCGGATTCTCCATGGATCAGGCCGAGCCGGTTGGGGTCAAACTTAAACTATGAAATACGTTGGCGGATACTTATTAACATCAACGCCCGCGTAAATGAATCAGCCACAATAGCCACCGAAGACGCCATAGACGCGCTACTTGTAGCGTTCCCTAATACCGTGTCGGTGGAAGTAATAAACGCCCCGCAACTATTAAGCCTGGGGGCACAAGGAACCGTAATGTCAACCGAAATAAACGTATCTATGCAAATGAAAGAAGGATAAAAAAATGGCCGCAGTATCAGTAGCAGGCGCCGCGTTTACCGTTGAGGTAGGAACGCCCGCAGTAGCGTATGAAGACCAAGTAACCTCCGGCACCGTCACCACGACGCCTACCATTGTTCGAACAAAAACCCTGTCTAGTGTCGCGTTTGATCAAACCGACCTTAACAGCACAATGGCCCTAGAGTTTTTGTACGACGAAAACTCCGGACTGTTCGAAGCATTGCAAACCGCTATCGCCGCCGCGACACCGGTTGCCGTAGTTGTTTCAAGTGCAACAGGATCGTGGACGGGTGCCGCAATGTATATCGAATCCGCTGAAGTAACTTTCGCCGCTGACGGTATTGCAACCTGTTCGACGTCCTTTACCGGCTCCGTAGTATTCGCTTAAGGTCAAGGGGGAAACCATGTATCCAAAACTTAAAATAGAACTACAAGGTAAAGAACCGATGGAGGTTGAAACTTTACCCGTTGACTTTATGATGTACGAAGAATTGCAAGGGAACAAAAGCCCAAGCGAGCAAGGATTACGCCTCACCATTGCCTACTACTACGCGGAAGGCAAAGAACCGTTAAACCTTGCACAAGTCAAAGCGTGGGCCCGTACCACACGGTGCCGCGTTGACATTGTGAGCGAAACCGTAAACCCTACCCAAACGGAAGCCATTACCGACTAATCATAAAAATGGCCTTGCGTACCGGGTGGACAATTGAAGAAGTTAAAAGGCTTACGCCCCGCGAAATCGTCACCATATTAGAGGAGTTAGAAAGTGGCTAAAAAGTCCGAAGTCCAAATAGAGGGACTCGGCGAATTGCTACGCGACTTTAACAAACTTCCAAAAGATGCCGCTAAAGAACTTCGAACTTCATCAAAAGTAATTGCTAATAAATACATGGTTCC